CACGGCGAGTCAGGGTATGCCAAGGGGTGCCGATGTGAGGCATGCAGGCTGGGGAAGAACGAAGCTATGCGAAAGTATATGGCTAGCCGCAGATTACGTGATGGCATCGGGCTTACTGGCCAGTACAAGCGAGCGAAGCGTGGCGTTGATCCGCTTGCCATAGTCAGATGCTTCCTCTGCTCGGAACCGCTAATCAATATCCGCACCAATATGGGGCGCTACCCCTTGCATAAGGCTTGTCGGCAGAATGCGCCAACGTGGGTACGACGCGGACAGGAAAACCCGCGCCGCGCCGAGTTTCAGGCGAAGATCGACAAGGCGGCCCGCGGCACTTCCGGCGGCAACCGAGTGTTCGTCTCTGGTGGGTGCGCGTGGTGTGCCGAGACATTCACGGCTGCGGGTGGTGTCTACTGCTCCGATAAATGCAAGGCATCCGCGAGCTTCAAGCGCCGCTCGGGCGGGAAATCTTTCACAGTCTCCCCGAGGGTTCGCGCAGCTATCTACGAGCGAGATTCCTGGACCTGCCAACTATGCGCCTACCCGGTGGATGGCACGCTTAGCCACCGCGACAACTGGTCCGCATCATTGGATCACATCATCCCGCAATCCCACATGCTTATCCCCGATCACTCTCCGTCAAATCTGCGGCTGGTTCACAAAATGTGCAACTCTCTGCGGGGCGATGGGTCGAATATGACCGAGGCTGAGTTTCATCGTCGAGTGAATGTCTATTTCGAGGGGGTTGCTGCATGAGCCTCACCGAGGAAGCCCCAAAGGGTCGCTTGGCTGGCCTTATTGCCCTCCGTGAGCGCCTGGCACAGGAGATTGATACCGCCGAGCAGTCGCGGGATGTCGCGGCGCTCTCACTGCGGTTTACGGATGTCCTTTTGCAGATCGACGAGCTTTCAACCAACACCGTGGCCGCGCCCAAGACGGGCAAGGACATGTTGGAGCAGAGGCGCAAGGAGCGGGCTAGCCGCGCAGGTTAGGCGGTGGTCATGGCTGCTCTTATGGGCTCACAGTCGCCGCGCTTCAATATCGCCCCAGCCCCGGCAGGGTTTACGTCGTTTGATGCTGACGATGCGGTTGAGTATGCCGCCTTCTATGGGTTGACCGCTGATGAGTGGCAGGAAACTACCTGTCACTCATGGATGCGGAAGCGGAAGGGCAGATGGTGCGCGAGTACCTGGGGTATCACGGTCAGCCGGCAGAACGGAAAGAACGGATCTCTTGAGATTGTCGAGCTTTACGGCACTGCCGAGCTTGGGCTCAAGTTCCTGCATACGGCGCACGAGGTAAAGACGGCGCGTAAGGCGTTCTCGCGCCTGAAGTACTTCTTTGGCGAGAAGGCCGGCGACACTACGGCGCGTTTCCCTGAACTAAACGCACTTGTGCATGAGGTTCGGAATACGAATGGCCAAGAGGCGATCATCCTTAAAAATGGCGGCTCGGTTGAGTTCATCGCCCGCTCGAAAGGCTCTGGCCGCGGGTTCACCGTTGACGTGCTCGTTCTCGATGAAGCTCAGGACTTGCAGGACTCGGAACTAGAGGCACTGCTCCCGACGATCTCAGCGGCCCCGTCAGGTGATCCTGTGACGATCTTTATGGGCACTCCGCCGTCTGATCTTGGCGATAAGGGCGAGCCGTTCGTGCGGGCCAGGGATGGCGCGCTTGACGGCTCCGATAAGCGCATCGCCTGGGTTGAGTTTTCCGCTGAGGGCAACGTCGAGATGATGAAGCCTGACGAGTTGACGCGGTTCCTTGATGATCGGCGGAACTGGGCGCAGGCCAACCCTGCGCTTGGTGGCCGGATCAACATTGAAACGATCATCACCGAGCGATCCAGGTTCTCTGATTCGTCCTTTGCTCGTGAGCGCTTGAATATGTGGCCTGACGTTGGCACTAGATCGTCACCTATCCCCGCTGGCCCTTGGGGCAAGCTCGCGCTGACTGACGTGCCCGAGGAGTGGCCCCTGGTTGCGCTCGGTTTGGATATGAACCACGAGCGCACGAAGGTGACAATTGGTGTTGCGGCTCATTCCCCTCAGGGCATCCACCTTGAAGTTGCTGAGGATGCTCCGTTTAGCGAGGAGGGAACCGATGCCCTCGTGAAGTGGATCTTTGAGCGCGCCAAGCGGAAGATCCCGGTTGTTATTGACGCATTCTCTCCAATCCGCTCCATTGAGTCGGCGCTGAAGTTGAAGGGCTGCAAGGTGCACATACTCAATGCCAGCGAACTCTCTCAAGCTTGCGGCGGGCTCTATGACGCTGTCATCAAGGACAAAACCGTGACTCACTTCGGCCAGGAAGCTCTAGACGCATCCCTCGCTGGGTCTGTGAAGCAGAAGTTTGGCGACGGTGGCGCGTGGAAGTGGAATCGCAAGGGCCTCGATATTGACCTCACGCCAATCATGTCCATCACCGCCGCCCACTTCGGTGCGGTGAAGTTCGCTAAGAAACCTCGCGCCGATGGTGCTGAGAAACGAAAGACGGTGATCCTGTGATCAGTTCGGGCGCGGAGTTAGCTCTTGATCATGCGGATGCCAGGCTCTTGGGTGAGTTGGTGCAGGTTTGGGAGTCTCACCGGAGCCGCAACCTTATTCGCTCGGTCTATTACGACGGCAAGGCTGCACTGAAGGACTTTGGGATCTCCCTGCCGCCGAAGATGCGTTCGATTGAGGCTGCTCTCGGCTGGGTTGCTAAGGGCGTTCATGCTGTCACGGATCGGTCTAAGTTTGAGGGTTTCGTTTCGACGGATGGCTCGGATGATCCGTTTGGCCTGTCTGGCCTGCTGTTCGACAATCGCTTCTTGGTTGAGTTCCCGGCCGCTGCGGTGTCTTCCGCGGTTCATGGTTGTTCTTTCCTGACAGTTTCTCAGGGCGATGTCCAGTCGGGCGAGCCTGGCGTGTTGGTTCTGCCTCGCGCTGCTGACGCTTCTGCCGCTATCTGGGATCGTCGCCGTCGTGCGCTGCGAGGATTTCTGTCAGTCGTTGATACTGACGAGGCCGGCCAGATTACGCAGATGATCATGCACACTCCCGAGAAGGTAGTCACGTTGACCCGCGGCGCCGGCCGCTGGGTTGCCGATGTCCGCCGCAACCCTCTTGGTGTCGTCTCAGTGTCGCCTCTTGTGCATAAGTATGAGCTTGGGCGTCCACTGGGTCACTCGCGAATTACGCGGGCCGCTATGGGCTACTCGGACTCCGCGCTGCGCACCATCGTCCGCGCCGAGGTGTCGTCAGAGTTCTATTCAGCCCCGGAGTACTACCTATTCGGCGCTGACGTGTCCTCGTTTGTCGGAAACGATAAGTGGACGGCGATCATGGGCCGCATCAAGGCTATGGACGTTGAGGATGGCGACGACAAGCCGGACCTGCACAGGTTTACGGGCGCGTCCCCTCAGCCGCACGCTGACCAGCTCCGCATGTGGGCCAACCTGTTTGCTGATGACCAGGACCTCGATGTGAAGTTCGCGGACTCGTCCAACCCTTCCTCCGCGGATGCAATTTTCGCAGCGAAGGAAACGCTGATCACGACAACCCGCGACGCTAATGCGATGTGGGGTTATGGCGCAGTGCAGGCCATGCACCTCGCCGTTCGTCTCCGCGACAACCTCGGCACGGTGCCCGAAGAGATGCGATCCCTGACGGCTCAGTTCACCGACCCGGCCATTGTGTCACCATCTGCCCGTGCCGATGCTTTCTCCAAGCTCGCGACCTCAATTGAGGGCTTCGGCGCTTCCGAGGTTGGCATGGAGTACGCCGGGCTTACCCGTGAGCAGATCATCCGATTCCAGGCTGACCGGCGCCGACTAACTGCCGGCGCACGGCTCCAGAGCCTAGTTGCCGCCGCTCCTACCACTCCGGAGGTTGTTGATGTCGCTGCAACTACTGAGGCAGTTCGAGCAGGCTAATGACGGAATATCGGCGCTGGTTGAGCGGGATCTGATGACGTTTTTGGCGTCACTGGATCCCGCTCGGCCGGATGCCGTGAAGCTTGACCTGTTCGACTATATGCCGACGCTCATCTCGCAGTATGGAGACATAGCGGCGACTGTTGCCGCCGACTGGTACGACGAGCTGCGAGAAGCCGAGGGCGTCTCTGGTCGTTTCCGTGCACCACTGGCGGACCTAGTGCCGGATGAGGTCGTGAACGGCAGACTAGGGTTCGCCACGCGGCCTTCTGGGCCACTGTTCGCCGGAGACTTCACCACGCTGACATCCTTCCTTGCGATGATCGCGAATGAGTACGCGCTACAGCCTGGCCGTGACACTGTCATGCAGGCCGCGCATAAAGAGAACGCCGCATATGCCCGCGTCCCCGAGCCGGGAGCTTGCAAGTTCTGCTTAATGCTCGCATCCCGCGGCTTCGTGTACTCAAAATCCACGGCCGGTGACTCGAAGAAGTTCCACGGCAAGTGTCGCTGCAATGCGATGCCGGTTTGGGATGAGACTCGCGCTCGCGTGGAGTTCGGCTATGACCCGGACGCGCTGTATGACCAGTACCGCGCCGCCGCGGACGCAACCCCCTAAGTTTCCCGCCTTCGTGGCGGGTCTAGTGGCCCGCATGGGCCGCAATCAATATCCGATTCCCTGAGAGTCTGCACAGGTTCGATGGGCGTTCCCGCATGGGAGAGGAAATAGTAATGAGTGAATCCGCCGCGGCAGAGCCCGCAGCAACCCCCGCCGAAGTATCAGTTGAGGCCCCTGCACAGGATGCCACCGACTGGAAAGCGGAGGCCCGCAAATGGGAAGGCCGCGCCAAGGAGAACAGCACCGCCGCGCAAAAGCTTGCGGAGATTGAAGAGTCGAAGAAGTCCGAGACTCAGAAACTCCAGGAGCAGCTAACCACCCTTCAGGAGCGCGCCGCTACGGCTGAGCGCGACCGTGAACGGCTGGCGGTAATCGCCAAGCATGGCATCCCCGAGGACTACCACGACCTAGTGCATGGCACTGATGCGGAATCCCTCGCAGCGTCCGCGGCGAAAGTCAAGGCACTCATTACAGCGAACGCGCCCGCTCAGCAGAACGAGGCGTCGTTTGTGATCCCCAGCGAAGGCAACAGCCCGAGCCTCGCATTGAACGGTGACGGCATCGAGTCGGCACTGCGGAAAGCCCTCGGCATCGCGTAAGCGAGCCACCAACTTTTAGGAGAATCAAATGGCAATCACTGCCGCTACCAAGAATTCGGATTTCGCCGGATTCCTCAACCGCGACGAGTCCGCGGCCATCTTCGAGCGCGCCGCACGCTCCTCTGTCGTGCAGTCCCTCGTACCGCAGACCCAGCTCGGCATCAACGGCCAGTCCATCCCGGTCGTTACCGGCAAGCTGTCCGCCGGCTGGGTTTCTGAAGGCGCCACCAAGCCCGCATCTAAGGGCACCATCGGTCTGAAGACCATGGACCCGAAGAAGCTGGCCGTTATCGCGGTCGTTTCCGCCGAAGTGGTCCGCGCCAACCCCGGCAACTACATGGGCCTGATCCGCAACCAGGTCGGCGACGCTTTCGCTGAGGCGTTCGACTCCGCTGCCCTGCACGGCACGAACACCCCGTTCTCCACGTACATCGCGCAGACGACCAAGTCTGTCGAGATCGGCACCACCACGCAGGCAAACGGCGGCATCTTCGGCGACATTAACGCTGGCCTGTCCCTGCTGGTAAACGACGGCAAGCGCCTTTCTGGCTTCGCCCTCGATGACCGTTTCGAGCCGCTCCTGAACGGTGCCGTGGATACGTCCGGGCGCCCGATCTTCATCGACTCCCCGGTCGTGGACAACGCTGGCCCGATCCGCGCAGGTCGCCTGCTCGGCCGCTCCGCCTATGTTGGCGAGGGCGTCTACAACGCCACCGGCTCTATCCTCGGCTTCGGTGGCGACTGGTCACAGGCTGCTTGGGGCGCCGTGGGTGGCATCTCTTACAAGGTGTCCACCGAGGCTACCGTTACGATCAACGGCTCTCTCGTGTCGCTGTTCGAGAACAACCTCGTCGCCGTCCTGGCTGAGGCCGAATATGGTTTCCTCGTCAACGACACTGCCGCTTTCGTCGAATACGCCAATGCTACCCCGTAAGTTGGCCCGACTGATTCATCCGACCGCTGGCACGGTGGTGAGGCTTGAGGGTGACCTTGAGGCCTTCTACCGTGCCGGTGGCTGGGCTGATGCAGACGCACCGGCCCAGCAGGACGAGGCGCCTTCGGAGAAGCCTAAGCCGACGACCCGCCGGCCACGTAAACCCCGAACCTAATAGGAGGCGTCATGGCTAATTGGACTTCTGCCGCCGATGTGGTGGCTGCGTGGATTGGCGATGACGCGCCTACGGACTTGGCCAAGGTTGAACTGTGGGTCGGACGTGCTGAGCGTCTTCTGCGGTCAAAGGTTCCCGATCTCCTAGAGCGCATCGACTCGGACCCCTCCGAGTCAGACCTGATGGACAACGTCAATGACGTTGTCACTTCGATGGTGCAGCGCGTCTTCCGCAATCCGGAAGGCGTTCGAACCAAGCAGGAGACGACAGGCCCGTTTAGCGGCTCGGTCACTCTTGGCGGGGACCAGCCCGGGGAGCTTTGGATCACCGATGACGAGTTGGAGCGAGTATCACCCTCAGGCTCTAGTCGTGGCGCGTTCACTATCGACATGATCCCGGCAACTTCGCCTTTCTCACCTAGCTACGTTTCGCCTTTGAATGAGTGGGAAACCGCATGAGTGAGTCGGTGGAGCACCTGCCCTACGAGGGTTCAGGTGAGGATGCATACGGCAACGAGGTGGAGTCCTGGGGTGACCCGGTGACACTGCCTGGCTTTGGGTTCGATCCCGGATCCAGTAGCGAGCCGCGGCAGCCTGGTATGGACCGAGTCATTGTTGAGCCGACCCTTTACGGCCCGTTCGATATGCCTTTCCAGCCTCGGGATAAGGTACTGGTCCGCGGCCTCTTATATGAGGTTGAGGGCGAGGTTCGGCAGTGGCGCAACTTCTACTCGAACCGTGAAGCTGGCGGCGTCGTAAGTCTTAGGCGGGTGGATGGCTGATGGCTAAAACCAAGATCATTCTGAACGCTAAGGGCTTCGAGGAGATCCGCCGTTCCGCTGCGGCTGTCCGGTTACTTGAGGCCAAAGTGGACGCTGCGGCCTCGGCTGCTGGCCCCGGCTATGTGGGCTCGGTTGTGCAGGGCGTCGGGCGCGGAACGTTGGGCCGCGCTATTGGCACCGTGTTCACTTGCGACTTCAAGGCGATCCTCGATAACGCCAAGCGCAACACACTCATGCGGGTATTCGACAGGCTCGGTGGCTGATGGGCGAGATCCTTATAACCCCCGACGTCGAACTTGCCGCGGTTACGTTCCTGCGTACCGGACTTGGCGCACTTGCTGACAAGGTCGCTACGAA